CAAGAATGACGAGGATAAAAAATTATGTTCCCAATCAAAAGACAACGCAAGTTGAGACGGTAGTATTGATGTCAAGAAGATAAGATAAGAGGTTATAAGACTGTTGAAATCAATGGCTTTTAGGAGTTTAAAAGAAATCTTAAAAGCCATTTTTCTATTTGGAAAATCCTCTGTGGGAACAGTTCAAGTGCAGATTATTGCAGGGTGTGTAGACACTATGGATATTTAGGGTGGAGTAGACAGAATGGATATAATTTATTTGTTTCCAATCATTTATTAAAACAAGTTATGTATAAAACTGTTTTAATTATCATTTATGCTTACTCAACAATTCATAAGAGATATTATGGTTAGTGCAGAGAACTTGATTAGCTAGTTAATATAGTTGCAAATTATTCTGTAAAGCATTAATAAAAAAGCGAGTATTATATAGATCTGTAAGATTAAAATCTATATTATTTTTAAGTAGCCCACTGTTACGGCGACAGATAGTTCTCTAAGATTCGTTTTTATATTGGCCATGCGGTCCTCCTTTTATTTGAATCTTTATTCCACATGTTTAGTTTCAATAATATCTTCTAACTTAACATCAATAGCTTCACAGATTTTTAATAAAGAGCTTGTATTTACATTTCCGCCTTTACTCAATTTATTTAAGGTAGAAGAACTAATACTAGCCTGCCCAATCAAATCTGTTTTGCGCATGTTTTTATCAATTAAGATTTTCCATAATTTGTTATAGTTCAATTCTAGCTTCAAAATTCAATCCTCCTAGTCTGTCACGCCTTTAAGAAATCCATAGCGACCAAAGTCTTCATTTTTGGTAAATTCCACCGTATGAAGGCTATATTCATTCCAGTCCATTTTTGGTAAATTCTTATTATTATCTATCAATATAATCTGTCTGTGATTTCCAGTTTCTATTAGGAACTTATAGAAAGCATACCTCATATTATCAAGACGCTCTTTAGTAGTTTGTTGATCTGCGATTGCTTCATCTAGGCCTAGTAGCGGAGTATCAACCATGAATATTGGAATAGGGTACGTGGCGTATAAATCTAAATATTCTAGCATAGATAAACTTACTACTGAATTTAAGTAGGCACGATACCCCTTACCTTGACTAGATTTAGGTTCACCATTTAAAGAAACATCGAAAGTGTTTCTATCAAATCTTGCAGTGCTTAAATTAGGAAAAGAACATTTTTTAAGATTGGTTTCAAGGATAGTACTCAGATTACGGAAGAAATTTAGTGGAAATCTATCTAATGGTTTATATTTATTATCTTCAATTTTATCATCATCATAGTCACTAAGATCTTCATTCCACTCAGACGCCATTTTTCTTAAAGTCGCTTTTTCTGTTTGTAAATTAAAATACATATTATATTCTCTTATGGTGTTTTCTAATTCTTTTATTGCAGGAGCTAGTATTTTATTAATACGATGACTGTTTTGATTAATAATAGTTTGATTAGATTTAATCTTATTCTCTAAAGCTATGTCCTCTTCTTTAAGAAGTTCTAGGGTTTCAGTTAAGTCCTTTAATTTAATTTGTATGTTTTTTAGCTCGATAGCTACACTTTCTAAATTTACTAGATTGTTTTCTTCAGTCATCTTGGAATTGCAAAAAGGGCATGAGGTGTCTTCTTCGTAAGAATGCATCGGTCTATTTCCCTCAACTATAAAAGATAGTCTATTTAAATCAATCTTGTATTGATAAATTAGCTCTTCGAAGTTTCGAATACTTATGCTGTTTTCTTCTCTCTCAACAAAAAGAGAAGTATTTTCCTCGGTTAGCATTTTATTTTCTTTTGTAATTTTAGATAGTGCATCATTATTATAGTTAACTTGATGTAAAGCATAATTTAAATGCTTCTCAGCCTCTTCTTTGCTTATGTTTTTTAGAGTTTCAGATATTTTGGACTCTTCTTCAGAAATCTTTTTAAGTTTATTATTTACATAGGCTCTAACTGCTTGATTTTTTAACTTTATGCTATCAGGAGATTCTTCTTTTTCTAAAGGGGCTTGGTCTTCACCATTTATAAGAAATAAAAGAGAGGAGCGAAAAGCGGTTAAAGAAGTATTTGTCTTTGGATCTAAAATAGAACCTTCACGTAAAATTTCAGATTCTTTGAGAAAGAAGATGTGTAAGAAAGTTCGCCAAGTAAGATTTTGTGTTGCAAAGTTTTCATTTTTGATTACTTTAATTGGAAGTTGATCTATTCCAAGGAGAGTAAGAAATATATCGGAGAGAGTCATTTTTGTTTTAGAAACTAGAGGGTATTCGCCACTTTCTATATCTGGAATAGAGCTTTTAAGATACACCTTATTCTTATTTTCTTCTAAATACCTTTTAATTTGAATAGTACCGCTTTCACAAACAAGGTCTATAATTAGATAATCTTGATTATCTAAACCATCAACTTTACTTGCACCAAAAAGATAATCAACACATTTTAAGATTAAAGTCTTACCCGTGTTGGAGGGGCCATGGATAAGATTAAATCCATTAGCAAAGTCAACTTTAGATATCTCACCTTGATTGCTAATGCTTTGAATTGATTTTATATAAAAAGATTTAGCCATCACTTATATCCTCCTTTTACGTGAAATTCCATTAATATAATTCAAAACTTCAGTATCTGAGTACTCACTGAAATAATCCTGTACATCAATTGCAATATTCATATAGTTCATTGCATAGTCAAGCTTTAGTTCTTCTATAACTTCTTTACCTCTATCAGTAATTTTAAAGACAAAACCTTGATTCGTTCCTGACACTGAAGCGAAACCTTTGGATACTAGTGCTTTTAGAGCCTGTCTTCCAGATTTTAAACGAGTAGCAAGTTCCCCCAATCGATATGGGTTTTTTCCATGTAAGTCGTAATCTCCAATCTTAAAGGTTTTAGAGTATAAGCTTAAATAATCTAAAGAGGAAATGTAGTCTGCGGTTTTCTCTTTTCCATCAAGAACAAAAAGTTGTATAAGGATTCTGAGGGAGATTTCGTATATAGAATTAAATAGATTACTCATCTTCATCCTCCTCAACCCAGACTAAGCGACTATCATTTACTAACATGTGGCAAAACCCACATTTTCTTTTTATGGTTACCAACTCTGGTAAGTGATATAGCTTTGAGCCATTGAGTTCAATTTTAGATGCCTGCTCTAAAACAGATAGTAGTCTATCATATCCATCAGAATAGTTTTTTCTACTTGTATTGACAACACCATCATAGGTTTCATCTAGAAGTTTTTGAAATTCATCAGAATCTGAGAAAATAGTATCTCTTGAAAAATTTTTCAAACTCTCAGCCTCATAAAAATTAACTCTTTGCTCTTGGAAGTTTTCTCTATATTTCTTTTTGAAGGTAGCTCTGTTTGAAATGTCAATATCAGTTTTTCCAGCATCATTATAGGCATCAATTAAAGCATAAATATATTTTAATTTCATTTCATCTTCAGGAATATCTTCTGATGGTACATCTGAAATTGGCATAGGTATTTTGGCATCTCCGAAAACCAACATTCCATTTTCTACTTTTACTTTACTGATAAAGTCTTCAACATTTATAGGTTGAGGACTTTTTTTATTTCCATTTGTAGCTATATCGGTAAGTATCTTCGTAAGAAGCTCTGCTGCTTTACTGCCTAAGTTAAAAAAATTAAGACCATCAATTGAAAACTCAGACTGAAATAATTCATACATAGCTGAGGTGATTGAATCATCGGTGTCATCAATAAAAGCTGCCAGTGCTTGTTCATCCTTGTATTTTAAAAGTTCTATAGCAACATCCTTTGAAATATTAGCTGAACCATAAGCATATTTTTTAATAGTAGAGGAACTTCTTTCTACATCGGAGAGGTCCTCTTCGGTATATGGTGTATAAATTTCAAATACGCTTTGCGTAAAATATTCAATACTTTCTTTATTTTCTTTAAGTGGTCTAATGCATTTTATGAATTTAGAAAAAGGCGTTTTGCTCATAATTTTCCTCCTTTCTGTGGTCCGATTAGACCACGGACTTTTCTGGACCAATTCCGACCATGTAAAAATATCTAATTTTATAAGATAGAAACAGATATAAGGTTAGTGACTAATTAAATTATATCACAGCTTATTTCGTTTTACTAAAGGCATTATTTAGAAAGACGAATAAAAAATCTGTTAAAAACGAAAAAACATTCTCAAGTCCGAGATGCGCATTAGGACGTAGGGGATTACAAAAATAGCTAAAGAAGTCTATTAGACTTATGAGCTTTTTGATCTCTACGTTTATTTCTAATGTGCATTTTTTAGTGCAGAAAATTACGATGGTCAATTTTGTTTCCCCTGAGAATTAGCCAATTCAAGGAGGAAACGAAAAATGCGAATCAGAAAAACACGACAAGATCAGAGAAGAACCTACATTTATCAATCTGCTACTGGAAGAAAAGAAGTCATCACAGCAGGAGAAAATGGGGTCACAGAAGTGGATATTAAGATGCTCCACTCTATAGATGATAGTGAGGTCTACAATAATTTCAAAAATATGAGACCAGGTAAAACAGAAGAGGAAAAAGAAGAAATTAAAAGATGGAAAGAAAAGTATATTGAGGATTTTGAGAAAGAACATGGATATAAGCCAAACAAAAAAGACGTGGAGTATATGGTAAATGAGGTATTCCCTAAGAACTATAATCTTTCCTTAGATTATGATCAAAATGGTGAATTAGATTCAGACAAAAAGACTATTTCCTATGAAGCATCTACTTGCGATGACTATAGCGATTTTATTTCCCCATGGTCAGACCAAATGGAGACACTATTAAAAGAATTAACTGCTAAGCAAAGACAAGTAGTCCAATTAATGTATGTAGAAGGATATAAGCAATCGGAAATTGCAAAAATGCTAGGTATATCTTCAGTTGGTGTAAAGAAACATTTGGACAAGGCCAAGGCCTTTATCAAGAAAAATTATAAATAAATTTTATGGTGGGGTTAAAAATCTCACCTTTTTCTTTGCCTGTGACTTGTAGGGGGAGAGAACCTTACAAGTTTTAAAGAAGGGAGGTCATTACTTGAAACACAGAGTTGTTATTAATGTAAGCAATGCGAATAGCAAGAAAAGGAAAGTGATGGAAGCGGCAGAGATGAGTTTACCAAAGAGAATTATCAGGTTTCTATTTGGAGACTTTACACAGATCTACCTATTAAAGCCAGGCGATCAAATTGAATCAGTCGATATCAAAGAAGTGAAGGAAGGAGAAAAAGATGTCAAGGATAAAGCTACTAATGGAAATCAAAGAAGATGCAGAGAATCTTGCATCTAGTATAGGTGTCCTTCTAACAGCACTAGAAAGTGATGAGGACCTACCTAAAGAAGAGAAGGCAAAACAAGAAGAAAAGACCTATGAGATTGAAGATGTTAGAAAAATACTAGCCGATAAATCAAGATTAGGTCATACAGCTAAGATAAGAGAACTCTTAGAAAAGTATGGAGCTAAAAAGTTATCTGAGATTGAACCAAGTAACTATAAAGACTTGGTAGCAGACGTGGAGAAGTTGTAATGGGTGCTCACGCAATACTATCAGCATCATCTTCTAATAGGTGGATTCACTGTCCACCAAGCGTTAGGCTTTCTCAAAAATATGAAGATGAGGTTAGTCCTTATGCACTTGAAGGCACATCGGCTCATGCCTTAGCAGAATATAAACTAAAGAAGTTATTAGGTTTAGATACTAAAGACCCGACAGAGGATTTAGATTTTTATGATGAAGAAATGGATGAGCTAACTGAGGGATATGCTTCATATGTGACAGAAGTAATAAGTAGGTACGAAAGCCCAGCCGTCTTTGTGGAAGAAAGACTTGACCTATCAGACTATGTTAAGGAGTCCTTTGGTACAGCTGACTGTGTAGTTGTTGGCGGAAAAGAACTTCATGTAATAGATCTAAAGTATGGTCAGGGAGTTTTAGTAGATGCTAAAGATAATTCACAACTCATGTTATACGGACTTGGCGCATTAAGTCTCTTTGATGGAATTTATGATATTGAGGAAGTAATTCTTCATATCTATCAACCAAGAAGATGCAATATATCAACTTGTGAAATCAAGAAGATAGAACTTTATGAGTGGGGAGAAACCATACGAGAAATTGCAGATAAAGCTTACAAAGGCGAGGGAGAATTTTCTTGTGGAGAATGGTGCATCTTCTGCAAAGCAAAGAACAAATGCAGGAAAAGAGCAGAAGAGAACCTAAAACTAGCACAAGAGGAATTTATCCTACCACCAGAACTATCTGATGATGAAATTGAAGAGATTCTACCAAAACTAGATGAACTAGAACAATGGGTTAAAGACATCAAGACTTATGCTTTAGAAAGTGCAATGAAGGGCCATAGATGGAAAGATTTAAAACTGGTTGAGGGCAGGTCTAATAGAAGATACAGAGATGAAGATGAAGTAGTTAAGAAAGTAAAAGAACTGGGATTCAATCCCTTTGAAGAAAAGTTACTTGGCATCACAGCCATGACTAAGTTATTAGGTAAGAAAGTCTTTGATGAAAATATTACAGAATTATTAGAAAAACCAAAAGGAAAATTAACCTTAGTAAGTGTTAGAGACACACGAGAAGAAGTAAAAATTGACAATGTTAAAGAAGAATTCGGAGGTAAATAATATGTCAAATATGAACAAGACAAAAGTAATTACAGGTGAAGTTAGATTAAGCTATGCAAATGTCTGGGAACCAAAGTCAATCAATGGCGGTAAAGAAAGATACTCAGTATCTGTCATTATCCCAAAGAGCGATCAAAAGACAATTGAAAAGATTGAAAAAGCAGTAGATGCGGCTATTGATGAAGGACTTTCTAAATTTAATGGAAAAAAACCTAATAAGAAAGCTATCAAACTTCCATTAAGAGATGGTGATACAGAAAAAGATGATGAGGCTTATGCAGATGCATACTTCTTAAATGCGAACTCTATGACAGCACCTCAAATTGTAGATAGAAACGTAGAGCCAATTCTTGATAGAAGTGACGTCTACTCAGGGGTTTATGCGAGGGTATCCCTTAACTTCTATGCCTATAATGTAAATGGCAATAAGGGCGTAGCGGTTGGGCTAGGGAATATTCAAAAGCTAAGAGATGGTCAACCTCTAGGAAATAGGTCTAACGCAGCAGATGACTTTGATGCTATGGATGACAATGATGATGAAGATTTCTTAGCATAGGAGGTAGAAATGGACTATTTAATTACAGCGATAGTTTTAGCTATTTGGTCCTTTTTATGGTATAAGCTTGGATTTTTACAAGCTCAGTTAAAAGAACTAGATAGAGATATCAGAAAAATAGAAAAACAAATAAAAGAAGATAGAAAAAATAATTTAGCAGAATTAACAAAGCTTAGTGATAGCTATGAAGAAATTGTCCATAGATCTTGAGACCTATTCTTCAGTTGATTTAGGCAAAAGTGGTGTATACAAATATGCCGAGAGTGAGGATTTTGAAATCCTCCTCTTTGCCTATTCTATTAATGATGAAGAAGTTAAGGTCATGGATTTGGCAAGTGGAGAGATTATTCCTGAAGAAATATTGTCAGCCCTTAGTGATGAAAACATAGAAAAGTGGGCCTTTAATGCAAATTTTGAAAGGGTGTGTCTATCTAGGTTTTTAGGTAAGAGACTAAAACCCCAAGGTTGGTACTGCACTATGATTTGGTCAGCCTATCTTGGTCTACCTCTATCGCTTGAAAAAGTAGGAGAGGTTTTAAGACTTGATAAGCAAAAGATGAATGAAGGCAAGGCTCTTATAAGATATTTTTCTATTCCTTGTAAACCAACTAAAACCAATGGTATGAGGACAAGAAATCTACCACATCACGACTTAGAAAAGTGGTCTACTTTTAAGGAATATAACAAAAGAGATGTGGAAACAGAAATGGAGATAAAGAAAAAACTATCAGCCTTTCCTATGCCTCAATCAGAATGGGAAAACTACTGGGTAGACCAAAACATCAATGACAGAGGAATCTTAATTGATGAAGTTTTAGTTGATTCAGCTATTAAATTTGATGAGATATTACGAGATGAAAACATGGATAGAGCCATAGAATTAACTGGTCTTGAAAATCCAAATTCTCCCTTACAGCTTAAAGAATGGCTTAATAGAAAAGGCTTAGAGATAGATTCCTTAGCTAAAAAAGATGTAGAGTCTGCTCTTAAAAATGCTGAAGGAGATATTAAAGAAGTACTGGAACTTAGACAGGAATTATCTAAGTCTTCAGTTAGAAAATATGATGCTATGAAAAATGTAAAAGGAAAAGATAATCGAGCAAGAGGTCTGATCCAATTCTATGGAGCAAATAGAACTGGAAGATATTCGGGCAGGCTTATTCAAGTTCAAAACTTAAGGAGAAACAATCTAAAAGATTTAGACTTAGCTAGGAGTCTTGTAAAAAATAGAGATTATGAAACTATGGAAATTCTCTATGAATCTCCTTCTGATATTTTATCCCAACTAATAAGGACAGCCTTTATAGCAAAAGAAGGCACCAGGTTTATTATTTCTGACTTTTCAGCAATCGAGGCCCGTGTCCTTGCTTGGCTTGCAGAAGAACAATGGGTATTGGAAGCCTTTGAAAATGGAGAAGATATTTATTGTAGAACAGCATCGAGGATGTTTGGAGTGCCAGTTGAAAAACATGGGGTAAATGGACATCTCAGGCAAAAAGGAAAGATAGCGACTTTAGCCTGTGGTTATCAAGGGGCCTTAGGTGCTCTTAAAGCAATGGGTGGTATTGAGATGGGTTTATCTGAAGATGAACTTCAATCAATAGTCGATTCCTGGCGAGAGGCTAATCCAAATATAGTGAGTCTTTGGTGGGACATAGATTCAGTCGTAAAAAGGGTTGTAAAGACTAGAAGTAAAGAAGGATATAAGAACTTAGTTATTAGCTATGAAAAGGGGATTCTTTTTATACAACTACCCTCAAAAAGACGACTTGCTTATCCAAAAGCAAAAATAGGGATGAATCGTTTTGGTGGAGAGTCAATAGTTTATGAGGGAATAGTGGTGGGAAATAAGTGGGACAAGATTGAATCCTATGGTGGTAAATTTGTAGAGAATATAGTTCAAGCAATAGCCAGAGATATTTTAGCAGAGGCTATGATGAGAATTGAAAATGAAGGATTTAATATCGTCATGCATATTCATGATGAAGTTGTAATAGAAAGCGATTCATCTAGTATTGAAGAAATAAATGAAATCATGTCCTTAGTTCCTAGTTGGGCACCTGGACTTATTCTAGATGCAGATGGATTTGAAAGTGAATTTTATAAAAAAGATTAAAGAGGGGGTTAAAAATCTCCTCTATTTCTTTGCCTGTGATTTAGGAGGGAAACCTCTTAAAAATTCACAGGAGGTAATTCAATGAAGGAATTAATACCAAAGAACGATTATGGAATATTTGCAGATCACAATGATGTTGCAAGAGTGGACAGTAGATTTGTAGCAGAGTTTTTTGAAAAGAGGCACTCTCATGTTATAAGAGATATACAAACAATCACTCAACCCAAATCTGGGCTCAGTGAAGAATTTATTGAACTCAATTTTGAGCTCGGCAGTTATAAGGATGTAACTGGAAGAAATCTACCATGTTATTTATTAACTAGAGATGGATTTACTATTTTAGCTATGGGTTACACGGGCAAAAAAGCCATGAAATTTAAAGAGCTCTATATTAAGAAATTTAACGAGATGGAAGAATTCATAAAGACTCTAGTATCAGCTAGAAAAGAATTCCCTCTTTTAACTGAGAATATAAGATTGCTTCATGACAATCCAAAAGCTTATCACTTTAGTAATGAGTGTAATATGCTGAATCGTATCGTTTTAGGTAAGAGTGCAAAAGAATTTAGATTAGAAAATGATATACCAAAAGGAAAAGGTATAAGACCATATCTGAATCAATCACAAATAGAGATGATTGAAACCTTGCAAAAAGTAGATATTGGTTTATTAGTAGCATTTCCTAATTATCAAGATAGAAAGAAACACCTTGAATGGTACAAGCAAAAATTGGAGGTACAAAATGTTTTATGTGAAAGAAAAAATCAATGATTCTATGGAAATAAGCATTGAAATAAATGATGAGAATGTCTTTTGCACCTGTCCAAAGTGCGGAAAAGAAGTTCGAGTCGATTTAGTTGAAGTATTGGAAGAGGGAGATTTAGTTTCTACTCAAGTTTGCTGTAATACTTGTAGTGAAACAATGAGGGATATTTATGAATAAGGAACTATACAACGGGAGTGGGCGCAAGGACCCCACTCCTTATCAAGCAATTAAAAATACAGAGAAGAGGTACTATCCCTTGGTATATATCTGCAGTCCATTTTCTGGAGATGTTGAAAATAATGTAATCATGGCACAGAAGTACTCTCGCTATGCCTTGGATAAAGGAAATATTCCAATAGCACCACATCTTTTATTTCCTCAGTTTATGAGTGATGAAAGCGAGAGAAAACTTGCCATGCATTTTAATTATGTCCTTCTTGGTAAATGTGAAGAAGTCTGGGTTTTTGGTGACTATATAAGCACTGGAATGGCAGAAGAAATAGGAGTTGCTGAGAAGAGAAAAATGAAGATTCGATATATAAAGGAGGTAGCCTAATTGAAGATATACACCTCAAATTTAATAGGAGTGGAGTCAAACTGTGTTTATCCAAATGAGGTTAATGCAGTAGATGTTAGGTCTTTTGAGAAAGCAACGAGTTTTGATCATGTAATGGCTAAGTATAAAAATTCCTACAGGTCCAATGATAATTTTATAGAGTCAGAATGCATTCCCATGGATATAGATAACGACCACTCAGAAAATCCAGATGATTGGATTTCAGCTAATGACTTAAAGAGAATATTTGACGGAGTTAAATTTGCCATAGTTTGCAGCAGAAACCATAGAAAAGAAAAAAATGGAAAAGCTGCAAGACCAAGAATGCACATATATTTTCCGATTCCTAAGATTACAAATTTAGCTGAATATGTAGGCATAAAAGAAAGCTTGTCAGAGACTTATACTTTCTTTGATGGAAATGCCTTAGATGGAGCAAGATTTTTCTTTGGAGTTAAGAATCCTGCTGTTGAAATAGTTAGGGGAAGGAAATATATAACTGATATTTTAAAAGATGACTTTGAAAATTTTGATAACTCTCAAGACTTGATTCAACAAGGCTCTAGAAATTCAACTATGAATCATTTCGCTGGTAGGGTTCTCATTCGATATGGAAATACACATGAGGCAAGAGAATTATTCAATAAAAAAGCTGGTCTTTGCTCACCACCACTCCCAGATGATGAGCTAGAACAAATATGGAGGTCTGCTTGTAAATTCTATAAAAAGGTGGCGGCAAGTGAAGATTATGTGCCACCTGAAGAATACAATGAAAGATATGAGGAATATAAGCCAGAGAAACTTACAGATATAGCAATGGCTGAAATCTTTACTAAGCACAACAAAGATAAAGCTATCTACACGATATCTCAAGGCTGGCTTTATTGGACGGGCAAGAAGTGGGAAGATTCTGAACTAAAAGTAATGAGTCTTTATATGGAGACTGCCAAAAAAGTTTTAGAAAATGCAAGCATTGAATTTAAAGAGACCTATCAAGAATTAGCAGATGCTGAAATGATGGGAAGTAAGGAAGAAAAAACACAAGCAAAATTAAAAGTAAATACTGCAAAAGCCTATCTCAATTTTGCTAAAAAGATGAACGACCACGGAAAAGTATCTGGAATATTAAAACTAGCTAAGTCTTTGTTAGAAGTTAAAAATGAAAAACTTGATGCAGATGCTTTTATTTTAAATACACCTGTTGGAGTTATTGATTTAAAAACAAGTGAAATAAAAGAGCATGACCCGTCTTACTATTGCACGAAGATTACTGCCCTAGCTCCAAGTAAGGATAACATGGATATGTGGATAGATACTTTAAGGGATGTAACTGGTGGAGATGATGAGTTTATTAATTTCTTAAAGTTCCATGCAGGGTCGACATTAATAGGTCATGTTTATGAAGAAGCACTCCTTATAGCTTACGGAGATGGAGGAAATGGGAAGTCTACAGTCTTTAATTCAGAGGCTCACGTTCTTGGAGACTATGCAGGTAAAATCCCAGCTGAGTCTTTAACAACAAGAGCAAAGAATGTGAAGGTTGATCTTGCAGAGTTATGTGGTAAGAGATTTATTCTAGCCTCTGAAACAGAAGAGGGTCAAAGACTGTCAAGTTCTATGTTGAAGCAGATAGCAAGTGTTGATGATATTTCAGCAGAAAGAAAATACTATGCACCCTTTTCATTTACGCCAACACATTCTACTATTCTCTATACAAATCATCTACCAAAGGTAGGATCTAATGATCGAGGAACCTGGAGAAGAATTGTGGTGGCTCCATTTTCTGTTGCCATTAAAAATCCTAAGACTGACTATATAGATAAGCTTCTAGAAAAAGCAGGTGGGGCAATTCTACAGTGGATGATTGAAGGAGCAAAAGAATATATAGATGCAGGCTTTAAATATCCAAAGTGTAATGTAGTAGATGATGCAAAAAGATCATATAAAGAAGAAAATGACTGGATAAACCATTTTATTTCAGATAAATGCATAAAAGGAACAAATTATAAAGAAATGAGTGCAAGGTTATATCAAGTTTATCGTGAGTGGGCTGGTTCAAATGGAGAATACATTAGGAACAATAGAGATTTTTCACGAGCCCTTATAGCAGAAGGTTATGAAAAGAAAAGGACAAATAGGGGAATTGAATGGGGTGGTATAAGCATCAATGATTTAATGGAGTCGGAAGACGACTTTTTATAAATGCACCTTAGTGTAGCATTTATAGGTTAAATAAAGATGATTGTAGAGAAAAAAGTTTTTCTTAATTAATGAAAAATGTATACACTAAACTACAAAAAGACATGACTATTTACACTTGACTTAACATTGAAATGGCTTAATATAGGCGTTTTGTATGGTGTGAATGGTTATAGCCTACTTTCTTTTATATATTATTTTTATTCTCTCGTGTAAAAGGTTTATATAAAGCTACACTATACAACACTTTAAAAAAATGGAGGATTTATGAATTTCTATAACTACATGATGAAAAATCACTTAAATGAAAAGTCTCCAAGAGGAGATTTAGCAAGAGATATGAAGGAAGATAGAGACTTTCCTAAAAATAAAACAGGGAAATTTAAGGGCTGGAAAAGACTGATTAAAAATTATTTAGAAAGCCAGGGTGCTTGTTATGATTGTATGATGACTTTTGAGAACGCATGGAGGGAGTATGAAAATTGCGAGAGAAAGAGATTGAATCTGCCCTTGTTAAAAGAGTAAAAGAGAATAAGGGTCTTTGTCTTAAGTTTACATCTCCTTCAATGACGGGAATACCAGACAGGATAATACTCCTACCTAAAGGTAAGATAGGATTTGTAGAAACAAAAAGACCTGGAGCAGAACCAAGACCAATTCAGAAAAAGAGAATAAAGCAATTCAAAAACTTAGGTTTTAAGGTTTATGTTCTTGATTCCAAAGAAAACATTGATGAAATAATTAAGAGGATTGGAGGTGACTAATTGGAATACACTCCACATAAATATCAAAACTATGCTACTGAGTTTATAAAAGAAAATCAAGAATCAGCACTTCTACTGGATATGGGTCTCGGCAAGACGGTTATAAGCTTAACGGCTATAAAAGATTTACTCTTTGATTCTTTTGAAATTTCAAAAGTTTTAATTATAGCACCATTAAGGGTTGCCAGAGATACATGGAAAGATGAAATAGAAAAATGGTCCCATCTTGATGTCTTAAAATGTTCAGTAGCCATAGGAAGTGAAAAAGAAAGAATAAAAGCATTAAATAAGCAGGCAGATATTTATTTAATCAATAGGGAAAATGTAGACTGGTTAATAAATAAAAGCGAACTACCATTTAACTACGATATGATTGTAATTGATGAATTATCCTCTTTTAAGTCTCATAGGTCAAAGAGGTTTAAAGCTTTGATGAAAGTTAGACCAAAGGTAAAAAGAATAGTTGGTCTTACTGGAACTCCATCATCTAACGGCCTAATGGATTTGTGGGCTGAGTTTAGGCTCCTTGATATGGGAGAGAGACTTGGAAGATTCATTGGTCAGTACAGGGAAATTTACTTCAAACCAGATAAGAGAAATGGACCAATCATTTATTCTTATAAACCACTGCCTTTTGCTGAAGATGCAATCTATGAAAAGATATCAGATATAACAGTTTCTATGAAAGTTGAAGATTATCTAAAGATGCCAGAGAAGATAAATAATGAAGTCTTTGTAAACCTATCAGATAAAGAAAGAGATATCTATGAAACCTTAAAAAAAGACTTGGTTGTTAGTATTAAGGATAAAGATATAGATGCAGTTAATGCAGCTGCACTTTCTAACAAGTTACTGCAAATGGCGTCGGGTTCAGTTTATGATGAAGATAAAAATATGATTCATATTCATGATAGAAAGCTTGATGCTTTAGAAGATTTAATAGAAGGTGCAAATGGTAAACCTGTTCTGATAGCCTATTGGTATAAGTCAGATTTAAAAAGAATCAAAGACAAGTTTGATGTAAGAGAACTTAAGACAAGTAAGGATTTTAAAGAATGGAATCAAGGTAAGATTCCTGTAGCCATTATCCATCCAGCATCTGCTGGCCATGGACTTAACCTACAAGCTGGAGGTTCAACACTTATTTGGTTTTCCCTTACATGGTCATTAGAACTTTATGAACAAACCAATGCCAGACTTTATAGGCAAGGGCAGAAAGAAACAGTTGTTATTCATCATATCATAGCAAAAGGAACTATTGATGAAGATGTGATGAATGCATTAGAAAATAAGAACAAGACACAAGCTGCACTTATAGATGCAGTAAAAGCAAATCTAGAGAGTTGATGTCATAGAATGTCACTATCAAAATTTGCTAAGATTAATACAAGAGTAGAAGTTATATGGATAACTTACCTCAAAAACGTATGGAGGTAAGAAATGAATGCAAAAGAATATTTAAAACAAGCTTTTTATTTAGACAAGAGAATTAATAGCAAGCTGGAGCAAGTTGAAAGTTTAAATGCTTTGGCTACAAAAGCTACATCCACCTTATCAGATATGCCTAAGAGTCCTAATAGAGGATCATCAAAACTTGAAGATACTATCGTAAAGATAATAGACCTTCAAGAAGAAATAAATAGGGATATAGATAAGTTGGTAGATTTAAAGAAAGAGATTGTAAGAACAATAAAAAAGATTGAAGATAAAGAACTTCAAGTGGTTTTAGAAAAAAGATATCTTTGTTTTGAATCTTGGGAGAAGATAGCAGTTGAGATGAATTACTCAATTCAGCATATCTTTAGACTTCATAGTAATGCTTTGAAAAATATAGAGATATAAAAAAATCGGGTGACGCATAAATGCATCACCCGCAAAACTTTCGTTTTCAATTCGTGTTTTTATTATAATACTATTTTTAAAACTTGTCCAGGATATCGTGGTGTCCAATATCTAAAAGGAATATCAGCTCATTATTTTCATAGAACCAAATAATTCGAATATCCATGTTAACAGAAGACTCCCATATTCCATCCGTACCTTGTATCTTCTTAGTTCTTAAAGATGGGTGAGTAGGATTTTCTACGAAAAATTTAAGTTTCTTTTTAGTCTGTTTCTTTTCAGTATCAGATAGTTTTTTGTAATGTTTTTTAAAGGCCTTCGAATAAGTAGTTTTATAGGACATTACTTGTCTAACTCCTCGAATAGAGAGTCGATAGAATCAAAAACAGGTTGAGTCCCATTTTTTATAGATTCTTTAATTTCTTTTACTTCAGCTTTTAAATTTTTTATGACGTGTTCTGGATAGATTGCAACTGGAACAAGTACAATTTTTCCGTTATCTTCTATGACTTCAAATTGGTCGCCTTGATTTAATTCCATAGAGTTTACTATGTCTTTTGGGATAGTAACTTGTGATTTAGCTTTTAGTTCAACCAACATAACAAAACCTCCTTAGTTAGAAATTCATACTTTCTAACTAAATTATATTTTTTTCTGAGAAAAAAGTCAAGTGGAGAGTAAAGTTGATAGAATGAGAGTAAGTAGTTGTAGTATAGTTAGAATAGCAAAAGAATAATAAAACGAGCCTTGGAGATAAAATCTTCAGGGCTTTCTTTATGGAGTGATAAAGTGCCAAGAAAACCTAAGAGACCATGTTCTCATCCAGGTTGTCCTGAATTAGTTGATGGACGATTCTGTAAGAAACATGAGAAAGAATACAACAGAAACTATGAAAAATATAAACGAGATCCTAACACTCATAAGCGTTATGGAAAAGCATGGAGAGTTATAAGAAAAAGATATGTTAGTGAGCATCCACTTTGTGAGATGTGTTTAAAAGAAAATAGAATGACAAAGGTAGAGGAAGTACATCACATACTTCCTCTTTCTCGTGGTGGAACTAATGACGAAGATAATCTTATGAGTCTTTGTAAATCTTGTCACTCAAAGATTCATGCTGGGCGTGGAGATAGATTCGGACGAGAATAGTTTTGAGGGAGGGGGAGTCTTAATCTCTACGAGTGATTTCCCTACCAACGGTGCCGCCCTCTCACGAACAAAAAAACGGGTTCAAAGGGGGTATTAAAGAATATCTTTCCAATTAGGAGGAAAACCCATAAATTTATAGTTGAAGTAGCCTTGGTATTTATTAAAGGTATTTTCTAAATCTTTTAAAAGGGATTCCCATTGGTCGTTTGAGTTTAAAATTCTCTTTATGATTAAAAGAATGGGGAATATTTTATTTTGCTTGCCCTTATATTGTTTGTTTTCAGAATAAAGACGGGGAGTCTCTTTTAAAGGCATATTATAAAGTCGAGTGTAATGGGCACAAATGTTTCTAACTTCAACAAGACATAAAATCCAATTTTTTAAATATTTAGGGTCTGTGTTGTAATAATCAGAAATTACCTTTTGATCTTCATCCTTAAGAATACTAAACAAAGAAGATAAATTTCCAAAAGACATGAGCTCAACGGATACCCAGATTGGAAACTTACCATCATATTTTCTTAGGTGGTGTTTAACAAATGGTTTATTCTTTTGCCTGTCAACTTCGTTGCTAAGATTCTCATTTATGATGGAATATATGGTTTGACCTTTTTTATTCGTTTTATGAATGAAATTATCTTCGTGCATAAGTACATCGGAACCATATGTAATAGCTAGGTGGTAAGCAATTTGAGTTCTAAGCTCTATTTCAATTTGCTCAATAGTTCTAATGAGGTTGTTTTTAAATTGGCTATCAAAGCAATAAAGGTTAAAGAGATGCTCGATAGTAATATGGTCCTTATAATGCTCTTTATTATTATATTTTTTAAGACCAATACCATAACCTGAAAGTCTGTAATAATTTACTTTTTTCAAAATTTCTGTTGCATAAACTTCATCTTTGATTTTTAAGTTATGGTCAATTTTTAATTTGGTAATTTGATCTTCGTAGTTTAAAGCAGGTTTTAATGTCATATAATTTCTCCTCAATATAAAAAAGCCCTCTCCGTGGTCCGCATGTAGAGAATCTACATTAAGCGTGGAGAGGTTCTGTTAAATTAATTATAACATAGAACTAGTCAAAGTCAATAACATACATGAGAAAAGAAACAAAACAACTAGGAGGTGATACTATCGCTAAAGATGGAACATACAGAGGTGGAAGAAGAGTAAAAGCAGGTGGCAAACCACAGCCTGCTGTTGAAAAAATAGAAAAAGGTAAAAAGGTAGAAATTTTAATGAATGATATTCCAACATTCACTCCAGAAGAAATAGATGCAGTTGACTTACCAGATGGATCAGTTCTTGATGGAACCGATATGCCTACACCAAGTGACTATCTATCAGCAAAGCAAAAGAATGGAATACCACTTGGTGCTGATGAAATATATAAAGAGACATGGTCTTGGTTAAAACAGAGAAACTGTGAAAACTTAGTAAATCCAAGATTATTAGAATCCTACTCCCAGGCTTTTGCAAGATACATTCAATGTGAAGAGGCAATAAGTCAATTTGGACTTTTAGGAAAGCATCCTACAACTGGTGGAGTTATTGCATCTCCATTTGTACAGATGTCTAGCCAGTTTCAAAAGACGGCCAATCTTCTATGGTACGAGATTTATGACATAGTTAAAGAAAACTGCACGGAAGTATATGAAGACTATGGAGAAGATATGATGGAAAAATTACTAAGGCAGAGGAGGTAATAAATTTGTTTGAAAAAGTAAATCTAAAGCATCCAGATAAAATAGCAGATTGTATTGCTGGTGCAATTGTAGATTTAGCATATAAAGAAA